GTGCCTGGCACTGTCGACGGGATACGGGGGACGGTCAACAGGAAATGACCAAACAGTCGCGGCCTCAAGCGCAACCTGCAAGAAGGATGAAGCCACAGCGAGGTCGCGCCACGACAGCTCCATGTCACGCTCAGCAAACTTCAACGCGTCAAATGGGGCTGTGGACGAAACTTGAGTCAACAGCACGTCTGGAATCGACATGCGCGCATGCCCAAAATCTAAAGAGACCGGATAAACCTTTGCGGAGTCGATCATATCATTCCAGGTAGAGCTTGGCTGATCCGGTCACGACCACCTCAAAAATCAAGTTAGACGTGTTGTTGGTCACAAACACCGAGTACGTGTCAGGCGAGGTGAAGTTTCTGAAATGGTGCGGGATCATCTGCTTTGGAGTAACCTGGTTCAACGCCAATTGAATCAGTGACACCCCGGTTGGCCGCGTGACGTCATCCAAATCTCCGGAATACACTCCAACGTAGCACAACCCAAGATTCGAGCTAACCTTCAGCGGAACGTCAGTCGTGATTAGCCGCGCAATCTTCGCGCCCAGCCAATTTACCCTCAACACCTGCCCAAGCTTCAATCTAACCGTACAAACCAACAGCGAGGAACGTGCCCTCAACTCGACTTGCGGGCACGAAACAGGAACGTCAAGGATGCGTTCAAATCGATTCTGGGAAATCATGTTACCTTGTTTAGGACCACCCGCCAAGCCCCCGTGGCCACGAGCTGAATGGCAATGGACTCGCAGTTGTTAACCACACGGTAGGTGTACTCCTCTTCTCCTGGAGACGCTGGGCCTGCAATGTCAACCGATGTGTCTTCAAACTCTCCAAAGGCAGGAGGCTGAAGACCGTCAGTGTCTGAGCAAACCGTGATGGTGCCAGCCACAACGGCCCCAGCTGAATCATAAATTGCGCCGTAAGCGTAGCCTCCAATGAACGAATCCACGATCGTAGGCATGGTTGGAGTCACTGGGTCACGGCCAACGATCTTGAGCTGCATCCAGCGATGTTTCAAATGCTGCGACACGCCGCTCAACTTCACCACCGCCAAAATGATTTGAGAATTGGGCTCAAGCCGCGTTACCGGAAGCAGCAACGGCAGTGAAATGGTGTCTTCGAGCTGTCGCTCAACAAGGTAACCGTTACTCATAAGCTATCCATTCAACATGCCTTCTTTGGACATGCGGTCGCGCGTGGGCACGCGAATGACAGTTCCTGCTGCCACACCCACCAGCGGGTCGATGATGTTGTTGACCTCTGCGATCAGCCACCAAAGGTCGGGTGTGCCATAAAACAGCTGCGACACCAGGTCAAATCGGTTGACCCCAGCGGTCGGCACAACGTAAACTAAATCTGATGGGTCCTCGATTGCCGGAGGGCGCTGAAGACCTGCCACCACCTCGCCGTCCACCCCGTAGAGCGGGGTGTTCATAAACATGCTGTGTTGAACAAGTTCAGCTCGCATGGCTTAACTACGCATGGAACACAGGCGTGCGGCGTTCTTCCGGCTTGACCGGCAATGTGATTGGAGGGGCCTCCTCAATTCCCTGGCTAATTGCAGCATCAGGGTGCATGGCCGGTTCAGTTCCTGATGGCGAACCAGCCTCTTGCTCGTAGTTGATAGCGTTCCAATATGCGCCCGCGGCAGCATCCGTGGTGTCCTTGGACCCCTCAGGCGGGTGGTCGACCATGTTGGGTGCATCGAGCAAGGCCTCGGCCTCAATCATCATCTGGCGACTCCTACAAGGCCGAATGCGCAACTCCTCAAAGCCAGTCCTCCACGCGTAATACGGCGCCTTGGACCGGTCCATCGACAGCACTTTTGTCTCAAACCCGCGCGACTGCATCATCTGCAGCGGCATGGCCGACTGCCAAGAGTCCGCAGTAATCATCCCAAAATTGAACCCACACTCTTGGCGTAACCAGAAGAAAAAGCGTTGAATCTTCTCAAGCGAGATTGGACGAGTCTTGCCGGCGATGATGGTCAAGATGAAGTCATACTCGACCACCAACCGAAACTCGCTGTATACGATGCCTGACTTGACTAGCCCGTCAACCCGCTGATTTCCAACCAAGTGGCAAATTGCCACTCCCGCCATATTCGCTGTGGCCAAGTCAATGTGCCCAAAGCGCTTCGCCTCCGGGTGGCGCAACGGCACAACTTGGCTGTACCGCGTGGCGCAAAATTTGCGATGGTCTAGGAAGTCCCAAATCTCAGACTGGTCTTCCATCGAAATGGGCAGGTGCTCGACGCGGGCCGGGTTTTGCACGCCGTCGCGTTCAGCCAGCTCAATGCAGCGCTCGACGTCAACTGTCGACGGAAACAACAGATGACTTCCACCGGTGCTGATGCCGCACACCGACTGAAGTGCCGTTTTGCAATTGCGCTTAAACGCATCAAGGTAGTCTTCAGGCACGAGCGCCACGCGGCAGCCCGAAGGCGCGGACTCATGCCGTGTGTCTTCGCCTTCAATTGGAGAGCCGTCCTCACGATACCAGCCTTCCAAAATCATCGGGTCGATGTTTTTAAGGCCGTGCGAGACCTTAAACCATCGCGGCTTCAAGGTCAGCAAGTGACGCCGTGCTTCGTACACTGCAAACCGGTAAACCTTCTCAGTCTTGACGTCCTTGGCGCTCTCAATGTCCTTGATGACCTTCTCCGTGAAACTTGATTCATCACGGGCAGACGATGAGAGCACCGAAATAGCAGGCAAAAATCCAGCGACCTTTTGAAAGCGGTTTTTGATGCGCGTGCGGACTTCGTCGTAAAGCTTGTAAGCCTTAAGATCGGGGTTAGCTTCCAAGCGCCAGTTGCCCTCATCCAAACAAACCCCCATGGTATTTCGGCCAATGACATGCTGACCTTTTGAACCTGCGGTCAGCAGGATGTCGTTGGGAAACGGAATCCGCATGTTGGAATACTTGAGGTTTGGATTGTAGTGGCACTCCTCACGGAAGAAAGCCGACTTCTCCATGAAGTTTTTCACGTCACCGAACGCTGTTTCCTCAACGACTGCTTTGCTGATTGAGAGGACAACGTAGACGATCGTCGAACCTTTGGACAAGCCCAAGAAGTTCTGTGGGTTTCGCAGCAGCACCGCCATTGCCAGGCGATAAAGAAAGATGATGCCCATCACCCACGTCTTGCCAGTGCCCAACGACCCGGTGATGACCAAGTTGTGGATGCGCGAGTCGAGGTCGAAGTCGTGTTCAAGATTCTTTTGCCAGATCGGAAAGATGCCCGAGTTTTCGTCCTCAGGACGGGTAACTGTCCCCAGCCAGTAGTCGTCGTAGATGAACTCCTTGATCGTCGGTGGCTTTCGCCGATAGTCAACGCGCCACAGTTGGTCGATCAATGACGTGTCGCCATCTTGACGGACCAGGTTCAGAAGTTGATAGAAAAGCTCCTTCTCGGAGGGGCGCAAACTCGATAAAAGCTCGTCTACGTTTTCGCCCTCAAGAATCTTGTGCAAGACAACGTCGACATGTTCGGTTTTAGTCTTCAACTTGAGTCATGTCTGATGCCGCGACCTTATTCAACCGGTGAGCCAAACGGCGAATAATCTCACGACCTTGAGGCGACGTGTTTGAAAACTTTTTGGCAAGCTCTTCGTCCTGAAGTTGGAGCGCATAGTCGGCCTTGTTAAGCAACGACAGCAAATCCTGGATGTTGTTCGCGCCAGCGCGAACACGGTTAAGGATGATCTCTGACTGCTCTTGTGTGATTTTCAGAAACGCGAGAGCCTGAGTCGGGCTCAGCGAACGGTCAATGGCTGCGGTCAAGAGAATGTCTTCCAGCGAGGCGCGAGCGCGCATGTAGCGTGACAACCGGTCAAAGTCGTGGGTCATCGCCATATTGGACACTAACTCCGCGCGGCTCTCTTGGTTGGTCACCAGCTGCGCAATACGCTCTCGTAAACCAGAAATCTCACGCCCTGTTTTGAGCGAGTCGATGACTTCGTCCAGAGTGTCAAGCACAGCATCGTCCGGCGCCGGAGGCAACGGTGTGATGACTTCCAAAGGCGCGTCTGACGGCGGAGTCTCGCGCACGGCAGGAAGCGCAGACGGCGGAGTCTCGCGCACGGCAGGAAGCGCAGACGGCGGGTCAATGCGACGCAGAGGTTCGACAGGAAGTGGGAGCGTTGGAGGGTGAATGCGCGCCCAATTCATCTCGATGATGTCGCGCGCCTCTCTGGCAGACCGGTCAAGCACTTGTTCGAGGACAGAGTCTGTGTACACCTCAACTCTTCGGACCGGCGGCCCATCATTGAACAACTGGAGCTGATCGGGATTTCCTGGCATCAACCGAACAGTAGAGGTTTCACAGAGACTGTGTCAGATGACTTCTGGCTTTCTTCAAGCCGGCGTTTCAGCTCATCCGCGCGTTTCTGCGCCTCTTGTTCGGAAAGGCCATCGGTCACCCGCTGGTCTCCGTTGACAACCACGTATTTCTGCTCGTCTGCCATGCTAACAAGAACAGGCTAAAGGGTTCCGTTCTCGTCAATCCACTTGAACACCTCATTAACGTCGTCCATCTTTTGGCGCTGAACGTCGCTGGTCACATACGGTTTAGCGTAGACCTGCGCATTTCCATTCGTCGTAAAGTTTGGCTCGTCGCGTATTCCAGTGAAACTGTCTCCAGGGTAGTAAGTCACGCCGTCGTATTCAACCGATGACCCCGGCTCTCCCCGCACCGTGTGTTGAACGCCCAACTTGATCTCGCCCTCTGCCTGGTTAATCGGCTGTGAAAACACCCCGATTTGCTCCACAAAAAGCTGCCTCCCAGACTGAACCTCAGCCACAACCGCGTCAGGAAAATCACAGGCCGCAAATTGGACGCAGGCCATCCAATTCATGTAATCCCAAGGTCCTGCGGACTGGGTAAACTTCGACAAGGCATCGTCTAACTTGGACTGGATGCTTCCCATTCGGTTGTAGGGACTGTTGTAAAGGTAGTCCTGCACGCGCGCATAGGCCTTAGCCACTGCCGCCTTCATGTCGCCAACACCGGTAAACGGCGGAAGCCCAAGCTGCGGGCACGCTTGACGAAGCTGCTCGTACATGAGCGTGTCGATCTCAGCAATGGGGATGAAGTTGTTGATGTTTGGAATGAGAGTGTTGAGGTCTCCCAGATTTTCAAGAATCTGAGCAAGTCGACGCAGTGACGCCACGCGCTTGTTGATCTCGTTGAAGATCAACCCTTGTGCGCTCGTCAAAATGCCCAAGGCATTGCAGACCGGATTGGCCATAAGTTAACTACGCTAGTTCTAAGAATTGCGTAGTTAAGCATCATGGTTGTTGACAACAAAACTCGAGAATACCGGCTGAAGGTGTGCGCCAATTGCGCCCACTGGATGGGCGGGTGCTCACGTGGACATTTCGTCACCAGCCCTCTTGGGTGCCCGCTGAAAAGGTTCCCTCCTGTCCGAAACTCGGAGTACGCCCAAGACCGGCCTAAAGCCGTGAACCTTTTAGGCTGCTGCGGATAAGCCCAGTCGCAATCCGAGCGCTCATCTCCAACGCTTCAAGGACCGCTACCTGTTCGTCCTCGACGACTGTCTTGTGCACCCCTGGCTGACTTGGGCGCTTTCGCTTGGGCGGCTGGCTACGGTCTGGAATCGGCACAATTTCGACCCCAAGAGGCGCCCTGTTTATCGGTCGATAAGTTGACTCGTGTAACTTGATACGCTCCAACGGGAGAATGCACACGTGCTCTCCAGGGGCCATCTCGATGTGGGAGGTGATGCGGTAGCCATGCCGGTCAAACTCATTGTAGATGTGGGTTGGGTCCTCAACCTGATTTAGGGTAGTCTCGATGACCCGGGCTGAGCAGTCACTTACGCGAACGCAGACCAACAGCTTCTTGACACTCCAAAATACCTGGCCGATTTTCAACCGTGGAACGTAGTACCCGTACCGCGCGTCATCGTCGTGTTGAACTGGGCTTGGCATAGTTAGGGTGTGGTTGCGAGACGTCTAATTGAGCAGCTTGTTCCCGACATTGAAGATGTCGCGTCCGACTTCATTGAACAGGAAGTCGGCCGGCACGACTGGCGACGAAACTGGAAAGGCATGCGCAAGGACCACGACATGGTCGAGCACGCCCGCAGCTGGTTGTCTCGTTACAGCATTCATCTTGATCCTCAGGAATTGGTTCGTTGGATTGACGAGTTCGTTGGCCGTGGTCACGGCCACTGGATTGGTTAGGCTGCCCCGGCAGCCGCCGGGGCAGGTTGAGCTTCTTGCTGAACCATGGCGTCCACCAACTCATTGAGGTCGTTCTCCGCGTGGGCCGCGTAAGGCGCACGATACTTGACCCCATTTTTCTCAAGCTTCCCTTGCTCATGAGCCTTCTCCAAAATTTTCTGGGACAGAGCGTTGTTGATGTTGAGCTGCCGTGACACGAAAAACATGCCGTGCCACCGGGTCCCAATGCGCCGCACGGCCTCGTCAATCAGTTGAGGCGTGGGCTCTTCGTTCAGGTAGTCGTGGCGCCACTGCACCCACTCTGACAGGTTTTGGTTGCCCGTGGACTCTTCCACCATCGTCATCGCGCGGCGAAGACCGGCTACCGTAGACGGCAGCCGCATCGCAGCTTCGCACATCGGCTCATTCGCGGCGAGGTCAGTCAAGGCCAGCAAAAACGCCGACCAACCAGCCACGCAGTCTGCCCGCTTCGAGGTGCTGCCCTGGCGAAATTCCACCGTGCGGTCTTCGCGGTTGTTGCACCGCATCATCGCGAAATTGACCACGCTGTAGGAACGGGAACACCGAGCCTCGCTGCGGGTCGACGCCGGAGTGGTGATGCGAAACTTCTCAATCAGCGTGTTCCGGGTCACAACCGACGTATAGGCCGGACAAAAGTGGTTGTTGACCCGCGACTTAGCCACCAGCGTGTTGATGGCCGGTTGAAAGTGGCGGTAAAGGTTTGCCAAATGCACGGCGTCGTCGATCGTGTAGTCGGCAACTTGGACGTGAACGTGCATTCCGCCCCGGCGCCCGGCATAGGTGCCGGTGCTGTCCAACGCGTCGTTCAACGTCTTGATTTTGGGGACCGCGTCGGTGTGGGTTTCAGGCGGCTCAAGCACAATCTCGCTGCCGTTGTAGAGACTGCCGTCCGCGTGTCGGTTCCAGCCGGTTGGCAGACGACCTGGAAGATTGAACGTCGCATTTCCAGCGTCGAATTCAAGCTCGATACCGATCTTGCGGTTTCCGCTGTAAATGGGGATGGGTCCTTGTGTAGGCATAAGTCAAGCAGGGTTTACGACCACGGTGAACACGCTGATGTAGCAGTCAAGAATTGAACCGTCCGGCAGGAGCACATGAAACTTCGGGGTCCCATCGCTGTCTTGGTACGCGGTCACCACCTCTCCGACGGCGTCATCACCGTATTTCTCAAACGTCGGCCTGACGAACGTCAGGAAGCAAGCCGAGCTTGGTGTTCCGGCGTTCGTCAGGCCGAGTGTAAATCGCCGACAGGTTCCAGGTGTGGAAGTCAACTTTGACCTTCCGACCAACTAAATTTGAGTTCAATGCACGCATGATTCCACTATACCGCGCGACTTGAATTTGTAAACAAAATTTTGCTATGCCGCAAGGAGCGCATCCCAGTCAGGGTTGGTTGAAATCTTCTTGGCGTCCAACATGTTTGGCCCCACCTCGCTGTCACCCGCAAATGGGACGATGCACCACGACGTATCGTAGTGGCTGCCGAACACGGCCGTCATCACACTGGGGATGTTGTTCAACACCTCGTCCACAATCCCGTGAACGGCCGGAAGCTCATGGCGCATCGCGTCAATGACCAGAGAATCGTGCACCGTGGACACCAGGAGTGACTCTAGGCCCTCGTTTCGCATGCAGGCCTCAATGACCATCAGGCAGATCAGCATCATGTCTGAGGCTGTGCTCTGGATCAAGTGGTTGCAACCGGCGCGTAACGCTTTGGCCTTGGCTTCCTCGTTGTCGCCGAAGACCTCCTCGAAAATCCGGACGCGTCCCAGAATCGACACAGCCACCCCGTTGTTGAGGATGAAGTTTTTGTAGTAGGACAGGTAGCGGCGCAACGACGGGTAGGCGTCAAAGAAAGACTCCAAGATGTTCTCGCACTCGTCCAACGACATGTAGATGCCCTGACTGGCCAGTGAAGTCTGAAGCCCAAACGCTCCCCCACCGTAGCCAGTCAAGAAGTTCACAGTATTCCTGGACGTGAGTCCGTTTGTTATGAACAAATGACTCTGGCTTACAACTTCAACGTCGACTAGGCTTCCAGCTTCCAGTTCGATAACTTCAACCACCTTATTTTCACTTACTCTTGGACGGTAAGACGACTGGCGTAAATTGTGCCGCTTATCGTGCCGCATCAGTCCCTTGAACGAAAATGAATCTTCAACCGAAAGATTGACTCGAAAATACCATTTCTCGTGCTTGGAGTTCCATGAAGGCTCAACAGTGAACCTAATCCCGAGTGTGTTTAACAGCACAGTGATGTCCTGAACCAGCGCCCACGATTTAGCCGTCCCGCTCAGGCACCCAGAACGTGTAGATGATCCGTCTGTGTCAAACCAACCGGCAAGAAAGTTTCGTTTAACCGTATCGTCGGCGTTTAACAACCAACCTGAAAGTTGAAGGGTGCGCCGCCTAAAGTCCGACGATACTGCTCCAAGCTGAACGAACAAGTCTGACACCCTAGTGCTTCCAAATATCACAGCTCCGTAAGACCCGGTTTCTTCCGACCAGAGTGTTCTTTTAATACTCGGCTCAAATCCACATCTTTTGGCTACGTCTGAAATTGTGTCTTGCCACGCAAAATAGCTCGGAGTCCCACCGGTAGAAATAGACACGAGTCCCTTGTTCAAACAACCGTCACCGTAAAACAACCCAAGCAGGTAAGCCATCTCTGGAGTAACTTTTGTGAAAAATGGCCCGCTGGAAGGTTGACTTCCAAATGGATTGAATTGAACTTCCGGACTTTCTGCTTTAGAAACCATCCTAGTTGATCCTGATAAAATATCTCCTTTACGAAGCTCTCCAGCCTTTTTAAGGCGACCGTCAAACAGCTCCAATGGATGATTCTCGCTGCAAACGACAAGACCTCTGCGACTTACCACCAGGAATCTTCGTTTCGTGCCGTTACTGTAGAAGTTACGTATGGGCACGTCCGGGCCATCGGGAGATTGGATGCGCAGACCTGCAACAGGATAGAATGTGTCTTCTTCACGCCCAGAATGAAGCTCTCCTATCCGGCGGAGCTCTCCGTTGATTGACACAAGTGTCAATGGGTCTACACACTTGGCGACTTTGCGCTCCTCTTTGACCTTCTTGGCGTCAGACGTCCGGTTGTTCCGCTGCAGCCACTCCACGTAGTCATTCGTGCACTCCTCGTACGCCTTCCGGTAAATCTTGCTGTGGGTCAGCGAGTGCAGGTCAATCCCCCGATGGTAAGCATCTACCATGGCGTCGTCGCCGCACGCGGCAGCCAAAAGCCGTAATTCAATCTGGCTGAGGTCACCTTGATAGACGCACCCGCGGTCAAGAAACCTGGACGTGTAAACCCGCTTGATGAGACCCTCGCGTGGAAGCTGCTGCAGGTTAGGCTCTTTGCAACTGTTGTGATGAACGAACGAATTTGCAACGTATGAATGGTCTCCTTCAACCTCTATGTCCCAGACCTCCTGCAAACCAACCGACCTGATCTCGCAGACGGTGTCTGTGCCAAATCTTGAATCTTCTTGACTACCTCTGAAATGGACTCTGTCACCTCTTTCAGAGAAACCCGTACTGTCTGGTATCCAAGACTCGCCGTCAACTGATCTCTTTTGGCGTTTTCCAACAAAGTGCGGTACTGCCCATCGATTTCGACCAAAATGTTCGTTCCCACGATTGCAAAATCGGCCCTCTTCGCCCCGTGAAACACGAACTCTCGCACAAATGGCACACCCGCTGCGATCAACTCCTGAGCAAAATAAACTTCGTACCGGTTCATGGTCCAGCTGACTTCGTCCAACCCGCCATTTTCGTGGCGATACCTCAAAAATGGAATTGAACAAGCGTCCTTCAAAAACCACGCCATTTCCAACAGCTGAAGAAACGACTGGTACGCCTTCATGTAAAACGCTGGCTTGTCCGTGGAAAATTTGTGAAAGGCGTCTTTCAGCCCCGGGCACATCGTGTCTATCTGAGCAATCCTCTCTTCCGTCAACGACCTTGCCCACAACGGCGCAGACCCAATCCTCTGGAGACCTGCCGAGTCTATGTTCCGTTGAACGATAAACTCCGTTGTTCGGTATCTTTGAGCGATTAAAGTCAGTGACTGACCCGCCATGACTAACTTTTCCAGCTCGTCTTTTGGAATGGACACCGACGGAAGTCTCCTTCCATTCTTGTTTCCCTTTTGTGACTGGGCTAATCTCGCACTGCAAAGCTCTTTGAGCTCCAAACCGTACTTCTTTCCATAAATCTTTCTGCTCCTCAGACATACTTTCCGTCCAGTCAAAGGACACATCTCCTTCACCCCAAGCTTCTTGTCCAAGGACAGCTCCACGAATGAGTCCTCGGTCAGAATAACGCCAAGACGCGGCTTGTACGTCAACTTGTAGCTGACTCCCGACGGAGAGACTGCTAATACTTTCCCATCCCCGATCGGCGTGTATGAGGTGCCCGGCGGTGGCTTTAATTTCCCGACCACCGAGCGTACGGACGTAAAACATCTCTTCATAACCTTTGAAAAACAAGTTCCGAATTGGGCGCAGACAACCAGTGTGCGTCAGCGTAACTACTTGTTTACCAGAAAACATGTAAAGATCAGAAATTGCAACTCGTACCGGTAACCCGTCTACCAGCACGTCAAGCTCCGTGTCTCTAGACACGCAAAGGCGGCCGCCGCGCGTGCCTGTCAGCAAGAAGCTCGCGTGCACACAGCCGTCACGCGCCAAGTGTTGGATGGTCTTGCGGCGCGTCTTGTCAAGCCCCTCGGTAAACAGGTTGCGCATCGGGCGCACATAGGAGCTGTATTCCTTGAAGACCTTGCGGTAGGTCTGGAGCGGCCGCACCTGAGGGTGATCGACCGACATCATGTTCAAGGTGTATTTGTCCAACGCAGCATACTTGATGGCTTCGCCACGCGGAAGCGACGCCAGCACGTTGTCTGCTTCTCCAAACACACGTCGGCCAGCTTCGGTCAGCCGTTTAACTGGAAGCTCCAGCACGTTGAACAGGCACTCCTTGAGTTGCGTCTTGTTCTCAAGGTCCAATTCCCAGCCTGGTTCGGTGGCTTCTTTCTGCTCACACCACTCCATGACCCGCTGGTCAACCGCGCGGAGCTGACCGCGAAGCTCACGAATCTTCTTTGGGAACAGGTCTTCCAATCGTTCCAGCTCCTTAGTGTCCACATACATGCCGCGGCCCATAATCTTGATGAGCGTCCGGTTAGCCGGCGACACCACGCTGTTGTAGACCCACTGGCGGCTCGGAGGGCGAAACCAACGAAATCTTCCACGATTGCAGGGGTGAGCCAGCGGCATGTTGAACCCCTGAGCTTGGGTCAATCGCTCTTCAATCTGGCCCTTGGCTTCGTAGGTCACCTCCACGTCACCCATGGCGTACGGCTTAAGATGCGTCTCCCACTTGTCAGCCGGGCACATGGCGTAGTGGCCGCCTTCTTCAGGATGCAGCGTGTCACGGTGCAGCTCAATCAAGAGCGCCATGTCTTCTTCGTAGCCCGCCATGTCAGGCACCCACTGGTACGCAATCATCTCCAAGCCCAGCGTGCCGGTCGCTTGGCGCAACGCGTAAGCCATGTGCCACGTGTCATACATCATGCTGTCGGCGATGCTCTCCAAGTGCGCGCCTCGCACGTTTGCGGCAGTGAACAGTGCGTCGAACGCCGCGTTGTGCGCCACGATGGTTGACTTGTAGATGGCCTGCAGCACTACCGGCGACAACCGCTCAACGTCGCCAAACAACGGACTCTCCGGATAATCCCATGGAAAACCGATCGACCGTGGCTTTCCAGTCACCGGGCTAATCCAACGAAACATCATGAACACGATCGCGGCACCAACCGCCCACGGCTTGACCCCGTTGGTTTCAGTGTCGTAGGCCGCCAGCGTGCCTGGGTGCTCAATGAGCTCCATTAAGGCCTCTTCAATCTCGTCCGGGTCGGTTGACAGCTTCCACCAGGCCTTGTTGTAAACCCGAGGCTGCACTCCATTGATGGCACACTGCAGCGCGTGCTTGACGTGGCGCTGCCAGCGTTCAACCAGCTGCGGATTTTGAGTGGCGTAGACGATCCTGGGTGCCTGCACCGGCACAACTGGAATGCGGTGGGTAGGAATTGGGCCAAAAATGGGGTGGCCGATGATGGTCGCTTTTGGGTCTGCCGGGTGCTTGCGCGGACGCGCAAAATCCGGGTTTGTCAACCAGTCGTCTGGCCACCCGCGATAGACCAGTTCACGGCCGCTCCAATCTTGCGCATTTGACTTGTGCGACAGCAACCCAAGCGCCACGCTTCCCACTGGGATGATGACTTTGGGAGGGTGGCGCATCAGGTCTTGAACCAAAAAGTGACGGCACCATTTTCCCTTGGTTGAGAAGTTTGGTAGTGAACCTGACCGCGCAGCACACTTGGTGATTGGCGCCCAGCGCACGTGGCTCAAGTCAAAATCCAACTCGGTGAACAGCCGCTTCAAGAACGCTGACGTGCCGCCAGCCCCGAGTTCTCCGTAGTGGTCTTCCTTGGCAGACACTGCGTCGACCACGACGGTCACCAACGGGTCTTCAGACCCTTGAAAGTTGATGAATGGAGTTTCCGCCCCTTGCTCCCAGAGATTGCACTTCTGGCACAGCGCAAATTCAGGTCCGGGTTGAAGAGTCAGGTTGCCCAGCGGGTTGTCCGGGTCAAACGTCGTCACCAACATCCGACCTTGGTCTGACACGCCGTGAAGCGACGAAAGCGCGTCACGGTAGTACTTGTCGATGTCCTTCATTACCAGCGGCTGACTGGCTAGGTTCTGAAAGACATGCCGTGGCTTAGAGACCCGCTTGGCTTTTGGTTCGTCACTCATGCAGTTCTAATCAGAATCAATTCTAAATCACGCAGTGGAAAGAATACCAATCAAAGCCCCGTTGCCCTGCTTCAGCTTAGAGTTCGACAAAGCTGACCCGCGCTGCGCTAACTGTCCCCACCGTATTGAGTGCCGAGCGTTCATGGGCAAACGCGCGCGTCCACGGCTTTCTGAGCTATCGTTCAACTTCACCCCAAAGCTTGAAGAGACCCAGCTCCCATCAGACCCCGAGCTCAACGAACTTCAGCAGCTCTACGAGCGGTGCTACCTGACCATCTTTGAACGCGCCCCAACTGACCGGCTTGACCGTCGGCCACGCGCAGCAGAAATCTTGCAAGCAGCGTGCGACCAGACGGGCTGCACACTCCGCATGTTCATGCTGGCCTCCATGTTTGGACACCGTGCCACTGCGCCACAACGCACTTTCTACGCCAACGCGCTACTTGGACCATACGCCATTCGTCGGGCCGAGCTTTACCGAGGCGCTTGCAGCAAGGCCTTTGGCACATTCGACCTCCAGGCGTTGAACAACGTCATGAAGACCCAAGACCAAGGTCTTGAGGCCAAGATGCTCAACAGCGAAATCATCGCTGGCCAGTGGATCGTGGGCTACAAGCTTCGGTATCCAGGCGCTTACGGGCTCCCATTTTACCAGTCCAAGGAACTGGCGCTTGACCCATACTGGCTAGCCATTGAAGACTCCTACATTCGGTTAGTGTTACTCCCAAATCGCGGTGTGCACTCCGAAATCTCCGAGCTCAACCGCCACCGCTACGCGGTCAGCAAGGTGCACCACGAGCTCAAGAAAGACAGCCGGCGCAAAGGTCGCCAAACCAAAGCAGTCTTCAGCATCCGAGAACGGAATGCGCCTATTGCCATCAAGCGGGTTTTGGTCCACTATGGGTTCTCTCCTGACGACTTTACCACGCGGTCTCCTGAGGTCACTGACATGATGACCCTATGGGGACAGCTTTCCATCGCGATGAAAAACTACTTTGTCGAGCGTCTGGTTGACCATGACTTCTCGGCACTGGCATACCTCCGATCCTAATGCAACGCGAACAGTACAACTTCACCAACGAGTTTCAAGACCTGGTCCTGGCTTGCATCCTGCAGCACCCTGACCAGATGCTGAAGTTCGACCGGGTGTTCAAGGCCAGTCAATTCACTGGCACACACGCGACCATTGTGGCTGAAGCGGCGCTTAACCACAGTGCCAAATTTGGACGGTTTCCGAGCTGGGAAACCCTGACCGAGTTGTCAGAATCCCAAGCGCGCCGGGTGGAGGTCACTGAAGACGACGTGCCAAACAAAGTGCGCGAGTACCTGACCAAACTCCAGCAGATGGACACCGGAGACATTGACTACGTCGTCGACCGGTCGGTCGCTTTTGCGCGAGAGCGCGAGGTCCTAACATCAGTCCGAAAGGTCATCGAGAACATCAAAGATGCCAAGCCGGTAGACGTGGACGTCGTCAAGATGTTCGAAGACGCCTTGAACGTCGGCCAGAACCTGGATGACATGGGCTACATCCTGCACGCCCACTCCGACGCCATCATTGACAAGGTCACGGCGCGAGACTACGGGGTGCCCACCGGCTACCCGCTACTCGATGGAGTGTGGAGAAATGGCTGGGGTCCCGGCTGGCTCATCGTGCCAGTTGCCCCGCCCAAGCGTTACAAGACCGCATTTTGCATCAACTTAGCGCTGAACATCGCCGGTCCGGTTATCGCGCAGGACGTCCTCTACTATTCGTGCGAAATCTCGCAGGAACTTGCAGCCATCCGGGCGTTAACCAACATCACGGGCAAAAACATGGACTATCTCTGGGACTCCCCAGAGAAGTTCAAGTCCGCGGTGCACGAGAGCATGACGCACACCATCGCGGGAAATCTGCTGTTCAAGGACTTTCCCGCGAAGCAAGCGACCATTGGCCAGATCAAGGCGCACGCCAAGCAGGCCATTCGGCAATTCGGACTCCGGCCCAAAGCCATCGTCGTGGACTACGCGGAAACTGTCCGGTCTGCTGAAACCAAAAACGTCAAAGACTACCTGCAACAGTATGACGTCTACACCGATGCCCGTGCCATGGGCAAGGAACTAGGTTGCTGCGTCATCATGCCTGACCGCTGCAACCGTGAGACAGTGGGACTTGCCGTTCCTAACATGACGTCGTTCCGCGGTTACTTCGGCGTCGGCGGCGTGGTAGACGCGGCCATCGGGCTGTGCGCAACCGAAGCTGAGTACCGCCAAAACGTCATCCGACTGTTTGTCTTCATCAACCGCCACGGCAAGTCTGAGCAGCACTTTCGTGGTGAAGTTTCGCCCGAGGTGATGCAAATCAGAATCAATGAGGAAATCCCATACGACCCTGAAGAAGACGGCAACCAACGTCGACGCCGGCGTGGAAACCGCGATGAAGAAGCCTTGCCCGAGGAACTGCGATGAACCTGACCGTTGAAGACGGAAGAGCGCTGCTGAATAAGTGCGGCCTCAAAGCTGCAGTGACCGTACCCGGCATGAACGAAGTGCGCTTTGTCACCATCGGGGCAGACGCTGAAAAAGTTGACATGGCCGTGAGATTGATCGCTTCCGAACTGTTCCTCGAAGGCGATCGGCGATGGGAGCACCCAAAGCCGGGAGAAGAAGACTAGTCGTCGTAGACAGCCGTGATAAGGCACTTTGACCGACGGCGTTCGTCCAGCATCAGCACGGGAATCAGTCTTTTCTTGCGCTTCGACTTGGGCTCTTCCCATTCGTGCGGAACGTGAATCTCATTGAAATTAAACTTGTATTGCCGGCGTAGAGTCGCCCGATGAATCAAGGGACCGCCATTCTTGGCGACAAGCTTCTGCTCCAACTCATGAGCGCACGAGGCACACAGGTTAGAGTTCAGAATCCTAACCCGTTCGGCCTCCACAGGCGCCTTGCATTTGCAGCATTTCCTGTCTGGCACCCCTATCAGTTCTGACATTTTCAGTTTCATTCAGCGATCGGGGCCCCGTCAGGGCCTTCAACCACGTCCGAGGTGAATTTGTCCTCGTGACCCACAGGCGACGGGACACTGCCCTGACTCTCAATTCCAGTCGGGGTGATTTCGTAGACCGTGCCTTCGCGAATGTCGCTGAAAGCGTAATCAACCTCGATGTCGACCAGCTTTCCGATACTGTCCACAATGATCTCAGGAGTGCTGGACACCACCGTCAACATCTGGTCGTCCTTGGACTCACCATCGGCGGGCTTTTTGTACTTCCAGATGATGTTGGCCACGATGGCCTCTTTGGCACATCGGTAAGTGAACACCTTGTCGGCCTTCATCCACACCACCGCCATGCACCCGACCAGGTTCGAAAAGTCGCGGTTCTCCACATGCGGCCCAAGGACCATCGAATCCGTGGTTGCGATCTCGAAGTAATATGTCCTTGAAAAGTGCGCCAGCAAGTCCTTCAAGACGGCCGCTGTGCTGTCAGTCGACCAGATGGTCGGGAGCGGAAGACACTTGATCTTCTCGCCGCCCTTGTCGTCCTTCACCAACGCGCCCGCCACACAATCCCGAAGTACTTTCAAGAGAAACTCAGGCGTGACGGTCTCGTCAATCGGCTTGAGCAGCTCAACGACCTCGGCCACCTTTGCATTCAGCTCATTGCTGTACTGATCCAGCCACTTGGCCTTGATGTCGACCCAGTTTTCGATGCGGCCATTGTGGGCAAACAGGTAACGGCCGTAAGGCTGGTAGGGCCAGGTGTAAGGGTGGGCGTTCAAATTGTCGACGGGCATGCCGGGGCTTGCCCGTCGAGTGTGCGCTAGACCGCGGGGGGCGCGCCGAGCGTCGCTCATGAAGGACTTGTGCAGCTCCACGAACGTCCGTGCCGGCACAACTTGGCGGTAGCAAAGGTTTGAGGGTTTGCCAGACTCGTCCAGAGTTCTGAACGAGACACCAGTCGAATCACGGCCTCTGGCTTCCGACGCCACGAGGAGCCGGGTCAACAGGCCTTTTGGCAATTTTCCTGCCCATCCAATAATCGCGCACATGGTAATGCTATACCGCAGCTCGTTAATTTGTAAACAAAAACTTGCTACGTGTTGTTGTCGATGTTGGCCCGGCGAAGCCCTCGCGCAAGCCGTGCTGCCCTTTCTGAAATAGTGGTCTGAGTCATCGGTTCGCGGCTTGATGCCGGCGACACATTTTCATCACCGTCTTCCATCAGAGTGTCACTGATTGGGTTGACCGGGTCCGGGTCGACCCAATCAGGAACTGAAACCGACGAAATCTCATTCGACGGGTCGGACTCCTGCGCGCGCTGAACGACATTCCAGGCTGCCGTCCGGCGAGACCTCCGAGCGGTCGAGCGCTCGTCTTCAATGATGCGCTGAAGGTCGCGCTCAAACGCGTCGCGCTCTTGCGCAACTTCATCCGGCGTCGGCTCTACAGGTCTTCCTGCAGGCTGTTCAGCAAGCCGGTTGACCCGCTCATCTTTAACCCGCTTGATCTCCGCAAAGTCATTGTCCAGCGACCCTGAAAAACAGCAGTGCATGATGGCCAGCGAACTGGGCACGTTACCCACATAACCGGCAATCTTGCACCACAGCTTAACCCACGACAAAATGTAGTCAAATCGGCGCACACTGCCCATCATGCGAACTTCAATGGTGCGGGGTGAACGGGGGTGGTCACGCCGGGTTTCCACTGTGTTTAACCAGCAATAGCGCTTTGGGTTTTGATACTTGCCGGGATTGACCGTGCCCATCGGGTAGTAGGAGCCGAGTTCCTCTGCCGTGTAGCACTGGCGAATCGGCTTACAATACGACGAATTTCGGCGGCTTGGTGGACAAAGCCCAAACAGCTTCTCCTCGAGTGACAGTCCAATCAGCAGCATGGTGCGAGTGTGCTCAGGCTGCCATGCTGACGCCGTGAGGCAGCTTGCCGAAGGACGTCCAAGGTGGATGTGAAGCCCGCACGACTTGTTCACCTCGGCCGCGCACTCGCACACGGCGCGCACTGCGTCCGTCGACGCCCCGAGGTTAACAGTCATTCCACGACCGTCTTGAGCTGCACGAACTTGAAATGACAATGGCTTAGTGATGATCTCGACACCGCCACCGGCTTCAACAGTCTCAGGCAAGTCTTCACCATTCCGCCCCTTGATCGACCGGTCGAAGTGGGTTGAAAAACTGTGCCGAGCCATCAAGCCCCGCGCCTGCGGGGTCAACTTGACCATTTCGAGCTCCAGCCCAAAGGTCATTGTAGAGTTGATGTTCGGCATACATCACTTCATAAAAATTGTGTTCGACAAATCCACCTGGTCGATTCTCCACCAGCGCCCGTACAAGATTGGCCCCCGGTGGTCGAAAAGCGCGAACCGGCTGGTTTCGCTCAACCGGTCAAGCATCAAGTCGGCAAACCAACCTTCGTCCGTCGGCTTTTCATTCTGAGAAATCCAAGCAGCCAATACCCGTGTGTCGGAAATCTGACCGTTCAGCCTCATCCGAAGCAAGTGACTCTCGTAGTCCCGCCACGTGCCATTGTGAAACAGGACTGACAACGCGTCACCCTCCAGGTCTGTTGGCGCTGCATTTGTGATTGGAAACGGGTGGCACAGCTCAGGAACGCGCTCGCCCACCGACGCGAGTCGAAAATGCACCACGTATGGAAATTGAAGCACGCCGTCGGCAATCAGCTGAGCTACTCCCACGGCATCCAATCCTTTTCTCCAGCGCACCAAGCCTCCTTCACGCCATGCCACGCCTGCACCGTGCGGATTCGCGGCGCGGGCGCGCTCAAGCATCTCTAGCGAGGGGTGCCTGGACTTGCATGATAGGATGACGCAAATAAATAATCCTATAAGTTATAGTTACGCACATGGAGCAATGAACGCCGCACTTTGAATTGACGGCGGTCAGCGCTCGCACATTTTGTTGGTGATCTCGCTCACCGACAAGTTGGTGGGTTTCCACTTCCAAACCCCAACGACCTTCGGCCGACGGGCGGTTCTCGATCTTGACGTTGTTTGCGGTCTTAATGACCACGCAGGCTGTCCTTGCGCTTCTCGTTGAATTTCTTGTCCCACGCCGCTTGGGATACCGCCAGTAGCCCACCGCGCCCCACCGAGGTCGTCAGTGGGCTCAAAAAACTTGTCGTGCTCGACGGAACCACGTTGTTCCATGCGTCGTTTCATGTTGAACCTTACCGGGATTCTGATAATTGTAAACAATACGAGAGTCGGGAAAAGACCGGACAGCGGCAGGACGTGGGACTGTGCCTGTTGACCAAGTGGTCCGCTGATGCCCTTCTCCAGCCGCGCTCGTAATAGTCCTTGTCAAACAAATTCTTCATGTTCCAGCGGTTGGTAAAAACACGCCCCGGCCATGAATTTTCTCACCAAGGATTTCTCACCAAGGCCGCTATTCGCGCGGTTGTAAACAAAAAGTGTTAAAGGGTCAAAACGGACGGCGGTCCCCACTGCCTGAAATCCAACATCGCCTGGTCAGTGAACTGCGGCGCGCCCATGAAGTTGGCGTAGGAGTCTCCGCGCGCACAAGGCTTTTTGTGATATGGGTGCTCAACCTCTTCAAGAAAGTGCGGGTCAACGTCAGGCAACGGGTGCGGTTCAACCGTGGTGCTCGAGTGGACCATTCCTGGAATCGGAAGCCATCCAGCCAACCGATGTTCGCACACGCTTTGCTGGGCGATAGGCCACAGCTTTTGCCACATCAAATACTGGTCCGCACCGTATTGGTTCCAAAACTCGTCCTGAACCTCAGTCAAGTGTTCAAAGTCAGGATAGAGCGTTGACCCCGGCAATTTGTTCCAAGCATAGCGCCAAAATCCAGTCATGCCGCCCATCATCGGTACGCAGTGGTCCGGGTGATCGTTCACGCAGTGCACAGCTGCCTTAACCGAGATGAAAGTCTCAACCATGCGACGGTCTTTGACCAGCAGCAGGCTGTCTAAGTCGCGACACAAGAAATAGTCCACAGACTGGTCCCACATCGGTAACAACCGCCAAAGCATGCTCTAGCCGATGTCGTGGAAATCCTGAACTCCCAGCCTGGGAAAAACGTAAGCGCTGACGCGGTGACAGGCTCTAGGTTGTAGCCTACGTTTCCAAACAACGCCGTCGAGAACCTTTTCATGCTTCAGCCTCCTCCAGTTTCCTGGTGGTTTCCGCGTTTCCGTGCTCCTTGAAAAATAAAATTACACGGCCTCGGTCAAACCCTGGGCAGCCCATGAATGGCATCAGCTCGTCCGCCCCTTTCTGAACCCCGGGTGTCACGTCTGGAAGTTCGACAACCTTGACCTCGCTAAAGTGCGCACCTCCCCCGCGGAAAGTCACCCCTTTAAGGCGGTGTTCGCACGCCGACTGCGCCACCAACGGCCACACGAGACAACCTAACAACTGCTGGTCAGGCCCACCTTCCCGTACTGCCATGTTGATACCGAGTGCCCCTGCCTTCGCCACCATCGACTCCCAAGACACGAAGGAGACCATGTTCCTGAACTTCGGGGTTAGAAACCCGAGCATTCCAGCCTGCATGTCCCATGAATGGTCAGAGTGGTCGCTAATCGCGTGCACTGGAAGTCCCGTGCCAATAAACTCTTCAACCATCAGTCGGTCGCGGATCAACGGAAGCGAATCTATGTCGCGGGTCAATACATATCTCGTGTTTGTATCCCACAACGCTTTGAAGCGCCAGAGTGCCCCAATTCCAATTGGGGGCGTTGGACCGCAGTCGACAAGGTTCACCAAGCCTGCCTTGGCGTATTTCAACAACCAACTTCCATGAACGTTTATCCGCTCGTCATGGTAAAATCGAATCTCCCAACCCGGAAAAATGTGATGGTGAGCCCAAACTACCCCTCGCACTGCGCCCCAGTACCGGTCGTCATCGCCGAAGATACTGTAGCTCGCCACGTTCTTTTTACCATCGTTCATACCTCACTAAGAATTGTTTTAATAGTGCGCGGAAATGGCCCGCTCTTGTCCGTGCTTCTGCCCACCCAGCAGCGAGCCAGCTGTGCCGTCGACACCATCGACACCATCGACACCATCAACTCCGTCCTTTCAAACTGTGACAACCCTGACAACGTAGAAGTCCTGGCCAGGGACGACGATCCCCTCAACGATCCCCTCAGCTCCTTGGTCCGACGGATTCTGGGCCACCTGTCACTCCACTAGCACAACGACGCTTGGCTATCCACCTTTACCGTCAAGTCAGTAAACTGGAACTTCATAATCCCAGGCGCGCTCATCGACCACTACAATAACTTTATCCGCGACCAGGTCTAACATGGCGCAGTACACGAGCATGCCCATAAAGACCAACAAATACTGCGAACCTACCTATGACAAAAATTGGATTCATTGGACTTGGAAAACTCGGCATGCCGGTTGCTGTCTCGCTTGCGCGAGTTTTTGATGTCGTCGGACACGATGTCACCACGTCCTTGATGGACAAAAATAACTACCCACATCGCGAAGCAGGTCCTGACGGCACAGGCGATTTCAAAACCTGGTTAGCGTCGTCCAAGATTCGATTCGGCGCACTGCAGGAAACCGTCGAGCGCGCTGACGTCATCTACTTGGCAATCCAAACTCCGCACCACCCTGAATACGAAGGCACCACGTCACTTCCGCCGGAAAGAGCTGACTTTGACTACTCGTACCTCCGATCGGCCGCCGAAAACGTGGCCAAGTTTGTCAAGCCCAGCCAAACTGTCGTGGTCATCTCAACGACGTTGCCAGGGAGCATCCGACGTGAAGTCATGCCTGTCCTCAAAGGAAAGTGCCGGTTGGTCTACAATCCTTTCTTCATCGCCATGGGGACGGTCATGCGTGATTTCCTGCACCCCGAGTTTGTCTTGATCGGCGCCGATCAAGAAGCCGGACAGCCAGTCATCGATGTCTACCAGAAGTTCTACCTCCAATTGACCGGCGCCGTGCCTCCCATCTGCCGCATGACAGTTGAAAGTGCTGAGCTGACCAAGGTGGCCTACAATACGTTCATCTCCACCAAACTCACCTTCGTCAACATGCTCATGGAGGTCTGCCACCAGGTTGGGGCCGACGTGGATTCGGTAACCAGTGCGCTCTGCAAAGGCACCGACCGGCTTCTTTCTCCCAAGTACATGACCGCTGGCATGGGTGACGGCGGCAGCTGTCACCCACGTGACAACATTGCCATGTCCTATCTGGCTCGCAAGCTCAATCTGAGCTGTGACATCTTCGAAAACCTGATGCTCGCCCGCCAGCAGCAAGCCCACTGGCTGGTCAACCTGATGAAGCAGTACGACTTGCCGAAGATCATCCTGGGCAAGTCGTTCAAACCCGAAACCAACATTACCACCGGAAGCCCTGCGCTCCTTTGCGCCGAACTTCTCCGGCGCGACGGGTTTGACTGTGTCATCTGGGACCCACACGTTGACGCCGGCACGCTTGAACTAAAGAAGGCAGTCTACCTCATCGGCACCAAGCACCGCGAGTTCCGCGGGTTCAATTTTCCGCGCGGCTCTGTCGTGCTTGACCCCCACCGCTACATCCCTGACGCGGCAGGAGTCACCGTCATCCGCCTCGGACAAATACCATGAAACACGTCTTTGCAGCAAATCGAGACCTCAACTATTGCTTTTTCGCGCAAAAGCCTGAAAGCACGCCGGATGGACCTATGAAAGTCACTCGGTTTGTGCCACAGATCTTGGATTGGAGAATCGGCTAGTCCACCTGATTGTTGAGCACGATCAGCCCGAGCTTCAAAAGCTCAAAGTCAGTCGCGGTCACGCGAAAATCCACATTCGCCGGGGTGTCAAGTGCCACGCGGTTCACTGAAGTTACCCCGGATACCGAGGCGACCACCGCGGCCACGTTACTCTTCGACACAGTAATTCCAGGAGTATCGTACTCGGTCGAAATCCGGTTCACGTCGCCCGCGTAGATGGCTGACCCGACGGCCAGGTTGTTGCTCCACACTTGCAACGCATTTCTGATTTCGCGCCGTTTGGCCTGCGAGTTGTCGCCTGAATAGCCCACATAAGCGTTCACCGTGCGCTCCCGGTCATACCCCTGGACATAGTTGAGCATGATCTGGAAGTCTCCTGACGACGCGGTGTAGAAGGTCACCTGGCCATTCAGAAGGTTCACGGTCGACTTCCGGGTGGTCAACAACGCGCCGCCCAGCAACCGAGCGTAGCCTGGAGAAGTATCAGGTACCACAGTCAACTCGTTACCGTCCAGGAAAGCCCTGAACGACCACGCGGCCAACGGTGCCGCCGGCAACTGGGCCACATACGCGTTGGACCGTGTGCCTGGCACACGGTCCAACGCGTAGATAAACTCGTCATCCGGCGGGGTAAACAATTCGGTCGGATTTGACGTGTTCAAGTCCGACGTCGGGGTGGACATTGCCACGGTGTCGACGCCGTAAACTTCGTCGACCGCCCTCAGGAGGTTAGAGTAAATCACCGGCTGGCCAGGGCGCAGATTGGAGATGAAGCTCCGAATGGTGCTGTTGACCAAGTCCTCCGTGGCCACCACGTCGAACCCGTCAAGCGTCTTGAACCGCAAGCTCAACGGTACTGGGCGGTCTGAACCATCGGCAATCATCACGTAATCAGTCCCCACCGCCTTGGTTTGCATGTACTCACGAAGCGACTCTTTCAAGGTCAACGAGAGGTTTTCTAGGCCGCCAGCCGAACCCGTGGTCCACGCGTAGATAACCACCATGTTGCCTTCAAGCAAAGAGTTTTCTGTGCGCACTGCCGCGCGGGCATAAGCAACCGAACCGCGCTGCGGGTGGCTGTAACCCTGGGCAATCGTCTGGTAGTCATCAAGAGTTACCGCCCGGTCATTGGTCCGGACAAAGTACGGGATATTGACCCGCGCTTCTTCTAGCGTCTCAGCTTCCCGACCACCTTGTCCACCTGAGGTGTCGTTGCGCAATGGCACGACAACCAAACCGCCCACGCTCGTTCCAGCCACCGAGACGTTGACTGACCCAACGGCAACGTTTCCTTGAGTGCCCCCGCCGATGCGGTAAGTGGCAATGACGGCGGCATCTTGAGGGACGAGCTGGCCAAACTGGCCACCACCAAACAAAACCACGGTTTGTCCCGTGGGCAACGTCCGCACCTCGTAAGATTGCGATGACGAATCAGCGACGGCCAAAGACGAAACTTGATACCAAGGCTCGCCGTTGACCGTAATCAAAACCGAACCGTCAATCACCGGCGTGTGGCTCAACTTGATAGTGTAGGACGGAGATTCAGTTGACGGGGTCACAAACTGGTCACTCAGCGTCTGACCTTGAACCAGCCCAATGCGCCGGTCATAAACCTCAGCTGCAATTTCGGATTGCGACCTGTCAGCCACAACGTCGGTCGTTGTTTGTCCATGCCAGGAAGGCGAGATAACCAACCGGTTGTAGCTCACCGCCCCGGGTGCCGCCTCAATCGACTGGATGGTGTAGATTTCCTCGATTCCAGAAATTGGAAGTGGCAGCTGGCGAAACGTCTGGCCAATCTGCACGTAATTTTGAAGATTGATCGACGAGTCAACCAGGTCAACGTAAGTTGAACCACCCGTCACCACGGCGTTAGTAGACAGTGTCTTTGAACCGGTCAACGCGGCCGAAATCACCACCGCGCGGGTCTCAGGAGACGTCTTTCCCACCTCAATCACATAGTCGCGGTCCACCTCAAATGGCACCACATGGTCACCGACACGCAGGAGCGAACCTTTGGCCACCATAACCTGATTCACCGCCGGAGAGGTCAACGTAGCCTCGCAAGCGAGGGAAGCTGGAAGTGGGCCACGAAGCTGATACCCCACGAAGGCCCCAATGCGCACGGCAGACTCGCGCAAGGTCATGGTGGGGACGAAGTTTTCCGCCGCCTGGCGGTTGATCAAAAAGGCGATGGTAGCAGTCGACCAAGCGACCAGATCGATAATCATCGACCCAAAGCTGCTGGTGAAGAAATCGTTCCAAACCCCAGGCCAGCGCGAGCGCACCCGTTGAATGAGGGCGTCGCGGTGGCTCTGGTAGTCAACCTTAATGTAACGCAGCGTGTTTTCGGCCATACTGGTTAACTACCCAGAACGGCCGAATCCGCAGCTACTGTTCTTCTTTGGCCTCAGGAAGCGGGATGGTGTGAACCTCGCCGATCTTCTCGTTCGCGAAGGCGGTTGAGGACGCCCGCTGGCCGCAAGTTATTGGCGATGGACTAAAGCATCGCGGCCGTCTCGTTGGCCGGCGCAGCAGGCGCATTCTCGGGCGTACGTTCAGGTTCAGGACGACGTTCAGGGAAGTTCATCCCAGGACGGCAGTGCTTCGAAATCTCTTCAAAGGTCTCGAACTTGAACGGTGTGTTGGTGGTCAACCGAATGCGGTCCGAGAACTTCACCGACCACTCCAGCATGTTCACCAACCGGAGCAATACCGCGGCCCCGCTCTTGACGCTGCACGGAGACGTAATTACCGACCAGACGCTGGTCTCCACGTCAAAGGTCATGTTCGGCGGCAGCAGACGGGCAAAGTCAAGTTCCTCGATGGCGCGCTCTCTCCAGCCGCTCCACGGGTTCGAGGAAGGAGTTGCCCCGAACTGGATGTGCCGCCAGCACTTAGCCAGCAGGGCCAGAAAGTTCTTGAGCTGGTCACCCGTGATGTTCGCGGCTTGGAAACTCAACTGGCACGGCACGTTGGATGTCGGAAGCTGCTCGACCGCGTCGCGCAGACCGCGGGCGCCGGTGGCGCCCGCCAGCCAGTCGCTGTCGTAACCTTCAATTTGGAATTTGAATCGCACCATAAGTCATTTCACCCATTTGTGTTTCCACCAGTCCGGGCTGTCTTGACTGTCGTTGCTCATCGGGGTATACGGTTTCTTGGTCGCTTTCTTCACCACGCCTTCCCAGCGACAGCGTTTGTTGAGCGGCACTTGGGTCTTGAAGTTCTCGATCAGCCACTCAAGCGACGGGGTTTCAAAAAGCCACTCGTCATACTTTTCCGCAATCACCTTGGCTTCGGCAATTCGGACCGTGACGCACTCGTCCATCAAGGACTTGCCGCCGACGATGGCTTCAAAAGGGGTAAAGTGACGTTCGATGATTTCGCCGTCGAAGACGGCCTTGTCAGGGAGGGTCGAGTAATCCTCGCGGTTGACCACGGTCATCTTGTAAGCAGACCTGTGACGATTGAAGATGTAGACCTTCCTGTCGAGGACGGTCAACGTCCCACGGTCGCCGTTCAGCTTGGGCTGGACCACGTGCGACCCGGTCGCGACTTGGTCCAGAATCCGCTTGATGGTGTCCACCGAACGAATCATGTAACCAGTCGTCGGCCGCATCGGGAAGAAGGTCGGCCTCAACCCGGGCGCAATCGTGATGTTCATCGTGGGGCTACTATACCGTCGTACGTGGATTTGTAAACAAATTTGTGCAAAATAAACGCCGGACAAGCCGGCGTTGCTTAAAACTAAACTACGGGAACTCCATCCACTCGTCGGACTTCGCCACCCACACTTTGTCTCCCGGCACAACGCACAGGAGCCGGAGGTCGCTGCAGTTCAGCCAAATCCAGTTGTCCTTGGCCAAGGTCACCGCCTGCTTCGGAATCTGGTGGACCTCGCAGTGAACTTGGTCTCTGCGACTGTTGGAAATCTGGAGCATGTCGCCCGGCTTGACCCCCAGCCGTTTTCGGGCGGCGGCGCTGGCCAAGCAAGGTCCATCGCACGACTGGACGATGAACTGGAGACCTTCAGGCTGGTCTTCGACAACCGGAGGAATTGGCACAGTTGGCACAGTTGGCACAGTTGGCACAGTTGGCACAGTTGGCACAGTTGGCACAGTTGGTTCAGCCCTCAAGGAGCCGTTGCTTTTCACAGTGTTCATAGTGGTCTCGGTTCATTGTCTGAGTTGGGAGCAAAGTCGTCTTCGGTCTGAAAGATGACTTCATGGACGGTCCCCGACGTCGCGTCCACGTCAGTCCACACCGGGGTCACCGCCGTCGTCGACTGGGCGGTTGTCTGATCCATTGGACTCGTTTGAGGAGTCGGGGTCACCGCGGACAACCGGCCTGTGTGAGTCCCAGCTGCCCGAAACGGACGACGAGGTCGACGCGGCGGTTCCTCGGTTGTCGATGTCGGCTCTGCGCTAAATACGTTTCCGCCGCTGTGTCCGCGAAGTTCAGGAGCAGGGACAGGTTCGACCACTGGGTCAGTCCCACGGTTTTCCTTGCCGAAGTGGCTGGTTGCCCACTTGCGCGCGATTTTCAAACGGTCAGGGTCAAAATCCTTGCCATAGAAACCTGCCTGCTGGAGCATGGTGTAGAAAAGCATCCGACTGTCTTTGGCGCGCGCCTTTCCCCACTGAACTTCTTTCCCGCGCGAAATCACGCACTCCATCACCTGCTGAAGGAACATCACCGTGCCCACAATCTCGTTTTTGTCCAGCGTTCCGGGGAACAGCCGAAATTCAACCGTGCCGATGCGCGGGAGAGTCTGGAAATTGACCCAGGTATTCTTGTCGGCCCACGCCATGCCAATGTCCATGTTGCCGTGGGTCCGGCGAACTCGGTCCGCGATGGGGATGGGGATAGGCTTACAATACGGGTTGCTCCTGCGAGTCACGGGCACCAACATGAAGAAGGCCGCCTCGTAACGGTTCAGAAAGCGAATCAGACGGTCCACGGCCGCTGGAGAGTAGTCAGGGTGCTGCGCCAAACCCATGTGGACGTGAAGCCCGCAACGTTCATTGATGATGGCGCCGTTGCGCCGAATCAGCGGTGCGGCTGTCGCGTGATGGGTCAAGTCGGTGTAGTTGTAGATCACCGGGCTGACTGCCTCGAAACCGACCGCACCGGGCGTGATACCACAGCTTGAGTCGGTCTTCAAGTCCCACTTTTCCGCAGAGACAGGCGACCGGCGCCAGCGCCCGTAGCAGTCATTGTCAATACCAGCGCGAAACATGGTGTTTGAAATCGTCCGCAGCCTGTCTGCGTCACGCAGTGCAAACTCCAGCTCCCAGCCGACACTAAATGGAAGAGCGTTGTTCACGATGGACAATACCGCAACCGCGCGCGGTTGTAAACAAAAATTTGCTAGGCCATCCCCAGCATCTTCTTCACCACAGGCACGTCACGATCGTAGATGTGGAGGCTGTGAGCCACGTGGCAATACCAACCCTTGACAAGGTCTGGGTAGGTGCCTTTTAGCTCTCCAATCATCATGTCCATCAATGAGACAAACCACGGCGTGTCATAGACCGTGCCCTTGACAAGGTCGTTAGACCGCATGACCACGGTGAAGTTGAGCCGGTTTTCTCGAATGTGAAAGATACCGTGCATTGTGCAGACCTGATCGTTATTTCCAAACCACAGGTGCTCGCGCTTGTGAAACTTCAAGACTGCTTGGCGCGTGTCCTTGTCCCGCTTCAATGCTTGAACCGCCCACTCCCATGGAGTCCGCATGAACTCTTCATTCACCTTCTGAAGCGCCAGCAAATCTTCTTGGCACGAAATCATACCGAGCTGGTCGGCCTCGAATGCCGGATTTCCACAGCTAAAATCATGCCAAATTAGATACCCGTACGCCGAGTTAATGTGGCCGTCAGGGTTGGCGATCTTCGTCCAGAATTTACTGATCTGTCCCCAAAGCTCGACGCGCGTCTCGCCACTGTTATGCATGTCGAACTCCTTGCGGGTGTAGTCGGCGATGACCTCATTACGCTGCTCATCGCGCGTGACAATCGGCTCTGACGACGGCTCGTCGACCGTAAACGTGAAATTGAGCTTCTCGTAAATGGGAAGCCCGCGTGGAGACGGCGAAAAATCTGGGTGCTCGAGCACCTCACGAAGCACCGCCAGATACGCTTCGTGCGTGGTCTTGAACTTCATCAGGACTAAGAACTAACTTGAGATGGCGCTTGAATCCGTCGCGGTCAAACCGCCGACCGTATTGCGGGTGAGGCACCGCCTCATGCTTGACGCCAGCCGCGTGCAGCGTGTTGTGTGCGTCAGCCCCCAGGGCGATGACCTTCAAATGCGGTCTGAACTCAAGCAGCGAGTTAAACTCAGTGCCGGCATTCGCGTTAGTCCACATGCCAAGCTCTTCTCGGAAACCAAGCTCATGAAGGCATTCCGACATGAACAAGCTGCAGTTCCCGTACTCGTAAAACGGCCAGAGCGTGCCACGGTGCTTCTGGTTGCACTTGTCACCCACAAACAGAAACTTCGCCCAAGCCGCGTGTCCAAGGATGTTTTGCTGGGTAAACGAAAGCGCTGGTTGAAACTGTCGCTTTCGCCAAAGGTCAAGGCGCGTGGCAGCGCGCTTGACGTAGTCAGACGGGCAAGCCCCGTCGTCTTCGATGGAATACCGCATCACGTCAAACCGCCAGAAGTCGCCCACCGACGCGAAGTCTTTCACAAAGCGGTCATAGGCTAACGCCAGCTGCTCGATGTGCGACTCGTAAAGCTCGTCGCGCTGCTGCTTAAGCTTGGCATGGCGCTCAGCGATGACCTTAGGGCCGCCCCCGCAGAAGATGTAAAGCGACGCGTGCTTGAGCATGACGCGGTCCATGAACCGCCCCTCGAGAGGAATTGGAGACCCTCCGCGGTAAACCTGACCGTAAATGAGCTCAGACGGCCACAACCGGTCTAAGACGACGAGGTGACCTTGGTCAACCAGCTTTAGCGCCCGGCGCAATACGGCCGTGTGATAGTGGAACATGCGATTTTTCCAGCGGTATCGCTGGTGAAGCACGATCGCACCAAGGTCCTGCTTGAACTGCGACGCTAACGTCGACTTACCTGTGCCGTCTGGTCCTTCAATGAGTACGAGACCAGACACAGATTAGAGAACGGTTGGATTTTTGCGCTGAACTGGAATGCAAGCCTCACCGTCCTGGCGAAGCAAAGTGTCAAGGTCAGCAAACGTGATGAAGCACTCGCCGTTCAGCCCCCAGCTTTGTCCCCACGAATTGTGGAGCCGCACGAAACCTGGAGCGCGAAGACTGATGCCGTTAGCCAGGATCGCGTGTCCTCCCATCAGGGCGCCGGATGGTCGGATGAAACCTGTGTGGCCAGGCTCAAACATGCCCTCGTACCAATTGACGCCCAGCACCGCAGGTCCTTTGTAGGCCAAGGCTAGCTTCAAGTCATCAATCCCAAACGCCCAGCGGTATTCGCCGTACCAACCGCACTCTTGACCTGCCTTGACAGCCGCCAGCACCGAGCTTCCCTCGTAATCTTCACCTGGCCACTCGTCAATCTGCTTGGCCCGCTTGTAGATTGAACGAGCCATGGCTTCGTCAACCCTGACGCAGACAGGGTGCGCAGCGGCCTCGTGGGTTACGGCAAAACCAGTGCAGGCGCCTTCTTGACCTTGGTCCAAAAACGTCTTGCACGACCACGTATAGCTTCGAGGTTTTCGCGCCTCAATCAAGGCGCGAATTGGAAACTCGCGAGAGCGCTTGTCAAAACGCACGACGCGGTCAAGCCGCGGGTCAAGCGTTTTCGACTTGTTCTTTAACCTGATGGACTTGAGCTTTGGCATAGTGGGCTAACTACTTCTCCAAACCCGTCCCGTAATGACCCCGGAAATTGTTCCAATAGACACCCGAAATCTACGGGCAAGGTCAGACTTCGCATGTTTTCCAGTATTGAACATTGTCTTTCTTCTGGCAGCCATGACGGCTGCTCAAATCGGGGTGACGACGCCAGAACAGCTTGCTGACCAGTTTTCAGCAGCTTGCCTGCACTCTTGACCTTGGACTCTGGCAGCCGTCGCGATCAGCAAGGCCGGGTCGGTGACCGTTTCTTCACTGGGGATTTCATAGCCAGTAGACAGTTCGAACCGCTTCGCGGTCCACGCTGATCTTGGCAATGAGGAAGACTTTGATGTCGACATTTCGCATACGGGTCGAAGAACACGCGTGGTTCTGTTTACAAATCTCGGTGTTCCCGGTATGTTGTGGGCATGAAGTCTCTCTTCATGGCTGTCATGATAACGGCGTGCATTGGGGTGGCAGCTGAGCTGTCACCGAAATTTGTGAAGGCCATTCACATGGTCGAAACAGGAGGTCGACTGGGCGCTATCCGGGGTGACGGAGGAAAGGCACTCGGGCCATTCCAAATCCACTATGCCTATTGGGCTGATTCCGGCTTGCCCGGAAAGTACGAGGACTGCGCAGATTACCGATACTCGTTGAAGGTGGTCACTGCCGTGCTGAACAAGTACGCGCCTCGAGCCGTAGAGCGCCACGATTACAAGACCCTGGCTAGGGTGCACAACGGTGGTCCAGCGGGACACCGCCGCAAGGCGACGCTCGTTTATTGGAATAGGATTCAACGTTACCTTTAACCGACCGAGTTCTTTTGCGCATGCCAACGCGCAAATTTTTTGAGTTAAACCACCGGAACGAAGACAACTGCAACTTGACCGAGTTGCTGGCTGCCGAGTCGGTAGACCGCGGTTATGCCACCCACAATGACTGGTTGGCCCACTGCAACCGGTATGCCTACACTTGGAAGTTGTTGACCAGCCGGTTGAAGGAGTGCAAGACGCTCTTGGACGTGGGGTGCGGCAAGCTCCAGCTCCCGTATTTCCTGTGGCGCAACCGCCTGAAACCCGTCGACGATTTCCAATACTGGGGGTTTGAACTTCGAGCGACTCGCCAGTGGCTGCCGGCCGAGGACGACGGTTGGAAAGTGCCGATCACGTTGGTCAAGACTGACCTACTCGTGGACGACCATACTCAGTTGGAGGGTTGGCCGGGGCAGTTTGACTTGGTAGTTTGCTTTGAGACCTTTGAGCACATTCCGCGGTCCAAAGGACCCCAGATGATGCGGCAGTTGTTCAACTGGACCAAGCCCGGCGGCACCTGTCTGTTTAGCACACCGAATGCTGGCGTGTCTGATTCCACGGCTGAAAACCACTTGGACGAAGACGGCGAGAGCCGCGAGTGGGAGTACGAGGCCAAGCTTGAAGTCGCCGAAGAGGCTGGGTTTCGAATTGAGGAGACGTTCGGAACATTTTGCGGGGTGACTCATCTTCCTGAAGAGATGCAGGAGCGCATCAAGACCGACCCTCTCTTGGTCAAGTCAAAGAAGTTTCTTAGTCACGCGCAGTTTACCACTTTGGTGGCGCCGGCTTTTCCTGAGCATTCAAATAACAGCCTTTTTCACATGACAAGACCCGTAGGTATTTAGTGAAAATCAGTAAAGTCTAAGCTAAAAGGCTGCGCACAGAGTTTCGTTTGAGCTGTTTAACGGTTCAATTTCTAATTGTTCGTCACCGCTGCGACAATCCAGTGCATTAACCCAAAACACCTATTTCTTGGAACGGTTGAAGACAATGCGCCGCGACAGCCCTCCAAGGGAGATCAGCACTGGACCAGACAGCATCCGGAGTGGATTGTCCGCGGAAAAAGAGGGCCGATCAAAAGGCGTTGAATGCTCGAAAAGCCGGACAGATAGCAACTTTTTCCAATCTTGGTAAGATGTCCTGTCGTCGGGTTGACCATCACAGACAGCAACTTTTTGTTTCCGCGCTCAAACTCATGAATCACGCTGCAGTTGGCACACCGAACTTCAAGACCTGAAACTTCACCGCAGGCCACCCTCAAATAATCTGTTTCTCCGTTAACGTGATTGATCTCGAGCACTCTAAAATCTCGAGTCCCACATAAAATGCACCGTCCACCGAGTTTCAAAATTGCCGCAAGGCGATAAACGTACGACGGAGCTGTTCTGCGCCGGACTGCAAAACCGGCAAGACCATGCCTTTTCCGCTCGGTAGACTTCATTGCGCCCCTGTCTACGGATCACAACTCCAGACTTTCTTAACACGTTTAACACGTTTCTAACAGCTAAAGGGCTCGTTCCGTCAAGCTCGGCAATTTCCTTTGAGCCCTTGGTCTGTACAGTTCTACGATCTGACTTGCCGATAGCTTACCTTTGGCATAAACTCAAACATAACTATTATGCGAAATGTCGATATTCGAGTTTTCATGCTCGCAAAAACCCAAGTCCGAAAAGAAGCAGTGCGCGCGTGGCTCGACCACCTTGGGGCAAACGAATTTGAAATTCCAACCTCTGAAACCGTAACTGATCCCGCCCTGCTTATCGCCCTTGCGGCAAAGCGGTGCTATATGAGCTTCCAAACGTCGTTGAACCCCAATGTTACCAAGGTCCGCAAGGACATGGCGGAGTACATCGACAACATTCTGAAATCTGGCCATGGATCGGTCTTTGAGCACTCGGTCTTCACCTTCGCAATCGAGGGCGTCAGCCGAGTATTCACCGGAGAGATGAATCGTCACCGCGCCGGCGTCGGTATTTCCGAAGGTTCAATGCGTTACGTCCGATTCAACGATATTCCTTGGTGGCTGCCCACGTCGTTGCGGACCACATCTGCTGAAGAAGCAGCCCACAAGTACTGCGCCACCTGGACAGCGGAGGATCCACGTCCAACTCCTGAAGACCGCATCCGCGTCCTCGCTGCGTTGTACAACAAGAAAGTCGACACCCAGCGGGTCTTCCAGGACCACATGAAGATGACCGAGCAGAACTACGCGAAGCTCCAAGACATTTGGAAAGAAGAGCTCGCGCCTGACTCGAAATTCCATGGGAAGAAGCAAATCACGTCCATGATGCGCCGGATTATGCCCATGGGCATTGCAACCGGCGGGGTGTGGACCATGAACGCTCGAGCCGTGCGCCACATCATGGCGCTGCGTTCCAGCGAGGCGGCTGAAGAAGAAATCGCCTACGTCTTCTCGGTCGTCTCCAAGATGATGGTAGAGAGCGAACCGTACCTGTGCGGAGACTTCGCACAGGACGAAAAAGGGTTCTGGAAACCTAAATACCCGAAGGTCTAGGGCCAGGTGGGAACCGGAGTTCCCAAAGTCACGTTGCCCAGTTTCTTGAGCTCTTCAAGTCGAGAAACTGGGCGGCTTAATCCGCCGATCGTCGTGTAAGCCACCAAGGTGGGTTTGTCCCCACAGTAAATTCCACGGTGGACAGTCGAGCCGCTCTTCAAAGTCCGGGTAAACTGGTCAAAAGCGTGGTCCAGAAACTCCTGTGGAACCTTCTCCATGACCTCCTTGCCGCCGATGATGACCACCCCAGCAACCGCGCCCGTGCCAAGATCAATCCCTCCCGAGAGAATGTTCCGCTTCAGGTTGTCACGCACCGCTGAGCTGATGTCGGTTGCGGTGTCCCACTTCTTCAAGGGCGACGCACCAAACACAATCAAACCGGCGTCCAGAACCAACTTGAAGTCGTTGGCATCAAATGACGAGTAGCGGCTGTGCTTGACCGATACGTTGTTGAACAGGTGGAACAGGCTGCACACGCTTGAATTGGCCGTGTTCCAGAATGGGTCAACGGCCAAACCCGGAAAGATGGCGCTGATCTTCTCGTTGTCGATGATAATCAGCGGGGAAACCACGCCCTTCTCTACCAGGTCAGTCAGGTAGTGAAGTGTCCAGTAAGCATTGTGGCACACTCGCGCTCCCTCTGAATTTTTCGGCAGCGCGACGACCACACCCACCTTCGACGACTTCACCTTCAAGGACTCTTGAAGCTCTGAGGCAATGGTCACAAGGTCAAGGACCGTACCGGCGCCCGTGCCGCCTCCCGCGCCGACGGTAACGAAGATGCGGTCAAACACGGGGCCAAATGACCGCTGCATGAAGTCCAACACGTCCTCGCGGCGCTCTGCCAGCTGAGCACTGGCCAGCTTGGGGTCCTTGCCTACGCCGCCGTTTCCAATCAGCAGCTTGTTGGGAAGGTCGATGGTGGCCAGGTCCTGCTCGGCGGTGTTGATGGCACAAACGCGGCGGTACCCCAGCTTGAAAAAAGTCTGGGCAAGGCGCGAACCGCCTTGCCCAGAACCAACGAAAGCAAACTTGAACGCGACGTCCGTTTCGTCCTTGATCTCTCCCTGCGCCGCGTCAACTTCAGGCGGCATCGGAATGTCAGGAACAATCAGGTCAACTTCTTCATTCACGTAGTAACTACGGACTCCTCGCGCGGAATCAGTTCACCGTTCAGGTATTTGTCGACAATGTGCCGAGCGTACTGGTTGGGCGAGTAAACACCGATGGGCTTTCGTTCCTCCTGCTCCTTGGCCAATCGCTTGACCTTGGATTCTGGCAGTCGAAACGCCAGCACCGCGGTGTTTTCTCTAACAACTGCGTCGTTCATGTTTACAACATACCGCCCGAATGCGCGCTGTAAACAAAAAAACAGCGCCATGTTGGTCGCATGGCGCTGTTGCCTCCACCAATGGTCCGAGTGGTGGGATTTGAACCCACGACCTTCTGATCCCAAACCAGACGCGCTTCCAAGCTACGCTACACTCGGTCCCAAAGCAAATCCGGGCGCGCACAAGGCGGTTCAGACATAACGGCCAATAAAACATGGGTTGTTCTTCCAGCACGGCTGCTGGAAATTGGTAGCGAGGGTCAGACTCGAACTGACGACCTCCTGGTTATGAGCCAAGCCATCTACCAACTGATGTACCCCGCAGAAATCCAGATGTCAAGCTTTCAGTGTTATGCCTGCCATCACGCACTGCCCGACTCCCTCCGGGAAATTGGTGGACCTGGCGGGAGTTGAACCCGCGTCTTTGCCACGTTGCTTGGAACCGCTACATGCTTAGTCACAGTTTACCCACGGCGTGGAAGTGACAAACCACTACTGCCGCTTCGTTGTTGCCAGCCTCGATCACCGGCGTCTGGCGAGCCGCTTATCCCTGCGATAGCGCCTGACCCGGTTTAGCAGGAGTCTACCGGCAGACGGGCGACCTGAATCAGGCCGCGACAGCTTCGGCATTCACATAACCGAACCGAGCCAGAACGGCGTCAGCTTCGGCGACAGAAGGCGCGAAGTCAACGTTAACAGTGTTAGCGTTTTGTTGTGACCGACGTGATTAACGAGGCCAACGGTCATCCTCGGCATGCTGTCACAAGGTCTCGTGTCAAATCGAAACCAGTACAGGCCCTTTCAAAGATCGCGCGTAGTAGAACTACACTTTTTGGAAAATCAGCACGAGCTGAGTTCCCCAAATAAACGTCGACGCCAGCTTAAACCCCTCGGCCAGTTGCTCGTCGCATTTCGTGGAAATCAGCGCGTCCACGTCAGTGGCGGCCACCAAGTCAATCCTGAAAACTCGCGTGTTCATTTCAGCTCAGGGATAGATTGAATTTTGCGGGTCACCGCGTCAACCACGTTGCTGTTCAAGTTTCCGTCCGCGTCCCTGGCAAACATCAGCGATGCGCCAGGTTGCGAGACTGCGTTTTTGCCCACGGCCAAGCGCTGGTAAACCAACCCGCCCCGGAACAGATTTTCCATGCGAATTTCCAGCATCACGTCCGGCACTGACGTTGTGTTTCCAGGCACGTATGCAAACTCGTTTCGAAAGTAACCCAGGCGCGCCTCGTAAAGTTGGGTCGACGGGTTTTCAGAAATGCTAACCCCGAGCCCGGTCTGGGTGGTCGTAATCACCGAGTTGGTTTTACAACCCGCGGCTACGAGCGCCAGAACTGCTACCACGATGAATCTGTTCATAGACTACCTACCTTTCAGCTCCAGAATGGTATTGCTGTTGGTGGGAATGTCCGCCAGAATGACCGTAGAAGCTCCCAGGTTAACCCTGCGGTCACCCAAATGCACCCCGAGAGTACTTGCCTTGACTATCTTGACCTGATTCGTCTGGGATGTCCTAAACACGCCCACGCCCAGCACCAAATGGGTGTTGCGGCCCACCGGCACGCAGCCAGTCAGCGCAACACCCAAGATAGCCAAAACCAGCCTCATGCCGGATTGAACGCCGCCCGCAGCAGCATGATCACGTAGTCGTGGACGGCCGGCGCCCGCGAACCCCGCGAACCCGCCACGTTCAAGACGCGAATCTGGTTGGACTCAATCCACCGCCGCACGTCCAACCCAGCCTGTTGGGGGTCTCGCGTGCACTGGATGGACAGCACGTAGCGGCGGGCATCTTGAGCATATTGGACTGTCTTCGCCGACCCGCCCTTCAACGGCGGAATGAACACCACCAAGGTGCCGTCGCTGTTTTCAGCATTGAGCTTCGTCCGCTCAAGGTAGTCCGCCGACGCCGTCTCAATCAGCGGGTAGACGTCCGGCACCTTGCCGTCTTCGGCCTTACGGCCCTTCGGGCACCAACCGCCCATGGTAATTCCAACCTCACGGGCAAAGTCAAGACCGCCACGGTCAGCGCCGGTCTGGCCACCCGAGATGATTTTGCTAACTGACTGGCAATAGGTCGTGCTCATCGTCATAAACTACAGTTTCAAGGTGCGCTGGAAAGAAAAGCTCTAGTCGGTGGGTAAAGCGAATTGGCGCCCCCGCCCGCATAATGGCCGTTGCCTTGATCTCAAAAACGCCGGTGGACTTCTCGCAAAGCGCAAAGCCACTTTCAATGTCGGTCTTGACCCGCGTCGGGCGCTCGTAACTTGGGTGGAGAGTGTAGACCACCTTCTCAACAAGCTCAAGCTCAAGCGGATTGATGTCGCTGACCAACCGGATTTCCCAGTCCCAGCGGTCTCGGCCGCTCCAGCGGCCGAGATACCGGCCATAAGATTGAACAAAACGAATCATGGTTATTCCGCGCCGTCAGACGCGTCAGACGCAATCGGAGGGCGCACCAAGGTTGAGGCCGCCGTCGAATCAGCAAGCGGGACGTAATTCTCATCCACCCGAGAGCCATGCTGCTTCTTGGCCTCCGCAACTCGCGTAACCTCAGCCGTCAAGTCGTCCGTTGTCAAAAACCATGCCGCTGGGTCATCCGCCAGACTTGCACGGTTGATGGCGTTCACCACCACGTTGAGGATGTCGCCACCCGAAAAATTCTTGCTCGCGCGACCGAGGACTTCCCAGTTGTCCACGCGCACCCGGTTGTTTTCAGGCAAGTGGAGCTTGAACAACTTCACGCGCATCATGCGGTTCGGCAGGCGGTAGGGAATGTGGCAAGCCACACGCCGCAGGAACGCCTCGTCAAAGTTGCAGAACTTGTTGGTGCTCATCAGCACCACGCCGTCATGGCGGTCGAGCTCCTGCATGAACACGTTTCGGTTTTGGTTGATACTGGTCGCCCAGCTTTGAGCCTCACCCGACATGTCAATGCGCTTGCTCATCAAGCTGTCCGCCTCGTCAAAAAACAGGATGGCGTCGTGGCGGCGAGCAGACTCGAAAGCCGCCGCAATCATCTTGGCGGTCTCACCGACCCACTTTGAGATGATCTGCGAGTAGTCAACCTGATAAATCTTCTTGTTGAAGCGCTTGGCCACGGCGTAGGCGCTCATCGTCTTGCCCGTTCCCGGAGGACCGTGCAGATTCAACACGCAGCGGTTGGCGCGGGGCTCGATGCGGCTGAGCTGCCACGCTTCTTCCAACTCCGCCCGACGGAGCACGCGATTCAACCCAATTTGGAGAGTCTGGCGGGTCTCAGGGTAGAGCACCATGTTTTCCAGCTCGTGGCGATGGTCAGGCTCAATCAGGAAACCAACTTCCTGATCACCGTCAGCCAGCTGACATTCGCGCATCTGGCTGACCAGCGCTTGAAAAATCTCATGCTTGCTGGCAATGCGGAAACGGCCAGCAAATTTGACCAGCGGACGCGTCCAACCCTCAGCTTCTCCGACCCGATAGTAGGTGACCTCACGCGTCTCGTCCTCATCGGAGACCGCCGAGATTTTGAACAGGCGACCAGACTTCGTGCTGACCCAATACTCGCTGGTCAGCTGTTCGTCGGTCATCGCAACTATTTGTCGTGCAAGTTCGCTCATAGTGGCTACTATACCGCACCACGAGGAATTGTAAACAAAAAAGTGCTATCCGAGACGAATCAACCAGCTGGTGTCTCTGAACACGCTGCCCGTGACAATTGGTCCACGCGTCGTAGTGAGCGTCTTCATGTTTCGGCGACGGCCACCACACTGCTGGACATTCGCTGTTGTTGGTACTGGTCAATCCAGTCTTTGAAAAACTTCTGGGGTACGCTTGAACAAGGTCATGCCGCAGTTGAACGCCCAAAACCCTCCAGGTACGTTGGAACTCCAAACTGTCGCAATGGTGCGCGGGCTGCGGCAGGTCAAACTGATCCAGCAAGTCAAACACTAGTGCAGCCAGAATTTCTCCTCGGATGGGCATTGACGTCCAAAGGTGTCTTGGCAGGCATGACCTGCTTAGCCGAGAGCGCAGACCGAGTTGCGTAGATCAGCTGTCTCCGCGCGCCCCGTAGACGATCCCAATGAAAGGCATATCCTAAATAAAAAGGCCCGCAGTTTCCTGCGGGCCCATAACTTTGACCGCCCGAAATCACTTCTTGACGGTCTTGGCGTCTTGGCGGCCACCTTGGCTTTCAGCCACGCCTTGGCCTGCTCCAGGGTTTGCACCTGGCCAGAAGCGCCTGTACGACTTGCAGTCGTGTCAATGAATCCTTCTTGGATTGCTTTCAAGAACGTCACGGCCACCCAGCCAGCGGCTGTCTTGTCAGTGACCGGCGCCGAATAGTTGATGTAGTAGATTTCGTACGCGTCAACCACGTTACCCACGATGAACGTTGCCCACTTGTTGCTCAACTTTGGCAACTTGTTGATGGCGTCCTTAAAGGCTTGCGGGTCGTGCACCGTACCGACCACGAATTGACCGATGGATGCCTGAGCCAGCTCAAACCACTGTTTGGTCGTCGGGTCGTCAGCAATCACCATGATGGCAGACGTCCGTGCAGCATTACGGAAAACCACCGCCACTTGCTGGATGACGTTGGTGTCGACCGCAGTCACTCCCTCAGGAGTGGTCTTGCAACCGGTGTTAATGAGCGACGCCGTAAGTGCCGTGATTGCGATGATTGCGATGAGCGAAGCGACTAGGATCTTTTTCATACCGCATACAAGAACAGGTTTGTGTTAGTGCGCGTCTAACCGTCGACTCTACATATTGCGGTTTTACAGACGGAAGAAAGAATTGGCAAGTCAACGGGACTGGAGGAGCGTCTTGCTGAGTTGTGATAACAATTACCGGCACACCCAGCTGGGAACACGCTTTTGAGTACTTTGAGAAAACCACCACAGCGTCCACGTACTCGCGACGTAGGAAATTGCGGGCAGAGTCTACTGTCCGAGCCCGCTTGATCTCAAGCTTCGGACAAACCGAAAACAAATCGCGAACGATCCAAAAGCAGTTGTCATCCCGTTCAACTACCAAGACCTTAATTGGAACTTCTACTCCAAGGTCCCGCGCGAGTTGGCCTAACACGCGCAAAAAGGCAGCGTGCATGTTCATGTTGGTTAGCCCTTCGTCATGAAGTATTCCCAAACCTCGCTGACCAAGTATCCAATCACCAGGACACCGCCAATAATGATCCAGCGATACCGGTCGTACATCCGCACCTTCTTCCACAGCGCCGGAAGTTGCTGTTTCATCTCGGACAGTTCGCGCATCGCAGCAGCGTCAGCCGAACGGCTCATCTTCAATTGCTCAAATTCAGTTCGGAGCTCTCCAATCTTGAGTTTGGCCTGTTCAAGTTCGTTTTGAAGATCGCGCACCTCACCAATTAAGCCAGGGGCTGACCGGTCGTCAAGGCTTCCAATAAGGCGCTGCTGGATCTTCTCCAGGATCTGAAGCATCTTGTTGACTTCACGGTCATAATCAGTCTCAAGCTTCTTAAGCCGTGCCTCGATTTGTTTTGGATCGCCACTCATGGAGTTTTTACGTCGCCTGACCCAACCACTGGACAATCTTTTTCGCCGCTCCGGCTTTTGACTTAACTCAAAATTAACACGGTCATGGCGGCGCTCAAAACAAACACCACGAAAGCAGAAAGTTGCTCAAAATTAAACATCGTATGTACGAACATGTAGTTCACGTTCTAATTACCATGGCGTTCATATTTGACAAGAAAACGGTTGACTGGCCGTTCTACGCGGACAAACAGGGCGTGCCACACCGCCACTTGATTTCGGCCTGCAATTCCGGGCTTTGCAACCGGTTGCTCGCGGCCGCTGGAAACTTGCGCCTGGCTAAGAAGCTCAACCGAAAGTTCGTCCTTTGGTGGCCCATCAACGGCGAAGATGGCGTTGGCTGCAACTTCAGCGAGCTTTTCCACAACGACGAACTTCACATTTTCAACGAGACCGACCTCCACTGGCTGCTCGATTGCTGGCACACGCTCAAAGTCTACAACAACACGGACTTCAACAAGGTTCAGCTGAGCGACCAAGAGCAAATCCTGCTCATGCGGGTGCATTACTGTCCGTGCTTCTACAACGAGGCCATCCCAACTTCCCAGGCGCACTGCGACGCCGCTGTTGAAGCACGCGCCATCTTGGCCGGGTTTAGGCCCGTCGACGAAGTTGTGGAACGTGTCAAAAAACTGAAGCTACCATCTGGAATTTTCGGCGTGCACGTGCGGCGCCAAGCCCCGTTCATCTCCTCAACCAACCAGAAGTTCTTCGCCTCGCTTGACCATCGATTTGAAAACATCCGCCGCCCATTTTACCTGGCCACTGACTACCAACCAGTCGAGAACGAGTTCAAACGCCGATACGGAAATCTGGTCATCACCCAACCAAAAAGAGTGTGGATTGAGCGCAACCAGAACCACCCGTCGACCGCCCGGTGCACACGCGAGGGAATGATCGAGGCAATGGTTGACCTCTATGCGCTGGCCCAGTGCAAGTACGTCGTAGGCACAGCCCACAGCACCTTTTCGCAAGTGGCAGCCATGCTGGCTGGCGATCCTAATGAGACTCTGGTGGAAGTTTAGCGGCGTCTTTCAGCGCAATCTTCAAGTTCAAGACATCTTGGTCCCGGGACCCAAGGTTACGCTAGCAAAAACGACAAAGCTGTCCAGGCTGTCAAATTTCAGGTTTCGGCTTTCAAGGAGGCGGTTGACATGGTCCAACACTTCTTATTGCCAATTCATTGTTCCTCCCATGCTCCGAGACGGGATACGGGTTTGTCGGCGAGGCCGGTGGTTAGGTTGGTTCACTTTGATTCGTCACCATCAGCTAGATGAGGTCAGACCAATTGCGCAAAATTGAGCAGTTGAAACGCGAGCAGCACGAGCATGCTCAGAAAGCGATTTTACCACGGGTCAAACTGGTGGGCTGCTCGATTAGAACGTTCTCTAGTTAAATTATGTGCAACAGCGTAAACAGTCCTGAGTCTAAAATTCACGCGCTCGAAAACTGGGACCGCCCGCACAACGACATCGTGGTCACCAACGGGTGCTTTGACATCATCCACGCCGGACATGTCCGGTACCTGTACGAAGCCTCAAAGCTGGCCCCGCTGTTCGTCATCGGACTCAACAGTGACGCCTCGGTGCGGGCGCTTAAAGGTCCAGGACGGCCCATTCAACCGCAAGATGAACGTGCACTCGTCTTGGCCGCGTTCGGCTTTGTCGACCACGTCGTCATCTTCGACGGCGAGCGAGCCACCGAATTTCTGCGTCGCGCCGCCCCCACGGTCTACGTCAAAGGTGGCGACTACACGCTTGACAACCTCGACTCTGGAGAACGGCGTGTGCTCCAACTTGCAGGCGTCTCCATCAAATTCGTCCCCATGATTGAGGGACGGTCAACCTCTGCCCTGATCAAGAGGATTCATGAGTCCAAATAGCCTTGGTGCAATGGCAGCCCTCTGGAACGACTCCATTGCCTACAACACAGTGGACGTCGCAGTGGACGTCGTCAACTATGACAACTCCACTTGGGTTACTCTAGATGACGCTGAACGTGCTGACGCCGAAATTGCCAAGAAGTTCAAGATCACTCGGACAAGCCAAGATGTCGCCACTGACGCCACTCATGGTGAAGGCGTTCCCGCCCCCGAGCTCAAAGCGGTCCAGCGCCCGCACACCGAGCAGGTCTTCCCATTTGAAGAGGTCTGATGCCTAACGCCCAACTCGACTACGTCAAGGAGTACAAGGCCGGCGAAATTGTGGAGCACAACGGCTCGCTTTACCTGTTTCGGCGTGACTGGACTCCTCGCACGTTTTCGTCATTTGACGAGGCCTTCGTCCTGAGTGGCGTGCTGGTCAACGCCATGCCGCCACAAATCCAGAGCTTCATTCTGCGCAAGCTAGAAAATGTGGTTACCAACTCAGCAGCCTCAGGTGAACTCGGCGCAGTATTTCATCGCTACTACCGCCCAAACGCTGGGTTCACGCACTGCGCTAACGCCCTCCGAAGATTTGTCCAAGATCGCGCCATCCAACAAGTCCCGTTCATCCAGTGGATTGACTGCGAAGTCGCCAACCTTCCCGAGATGAACGCGGTCGACTTTAAGTTCAACTACCGGCCGGCTTGGGTGTCTGGGCCGGTCATGGCCGTGGTGAGGACCACGTACCACTTGCTGTCTGACCGAGCCGTTAGGGCACGCGACTTCTCATTTTCTCCGGCCAATGGAAGAGTTGTAGCCCAAACCCCAGCTCCTCCAAAATGCGAGACAGTACTACCCTGGGAAGAAGTATGATTCGACAAGTTGTCAAGCTACTCAGTGGCGCCACGGACATTCAAATGGTTCAGGTAGACCTGACGCCTGAGCAGAAAGAATCACTTGAAAAGCAGTTTGGGCTCTACCTGTTTTCAGTCCTCTTGCCCGCGACCGACCCACTGGTGCTCCCGCACATTCAGTACGCCCAGCGACTGTTTGAAAATGGCTCATCCAACCAACGGCGCCGCTGGCGGCTAAAGTACAAAGGAAAGCTTAGCCGGTTGAGCTGGCGCATCTTGCCTTACCATGCTGCCAGGGCCGCCCTCAGCACTGACGACGCGGCTTTGGCCCGCTTCACCGAATACACTGCCAAGGCCCTTGTCGTGCACCGGTCGTGCAAGACCTCGCTTCAGCACGCCCGTAAAGCCCTGCGCCACGACGACTACCGTGTCTGGGTTGACTTTTCCATGGCACTTGCTGCGTTAGTTAGGGCGTGATTAACGCGCATGAGCTGGTCTGCTGGCTTGTCGAGGCCGCCAACCTGGACAAAGCCCCTGTCGGTATTGAAATCGAGCTCGGACTGCGCATCGGACTCATCTCCCCACAGCTTGAAGACTACCTGGCCAAGTTCGGGTTCAAGTGGACCAAAGACGCGTCAGTCGAGATGCGCCCTAAAAGCCTCGAGGTGTACTACAGCGACTTCGAGCTAGTGTCTGAAGAGCCTATGCTTTGGAGTGTCCTACGGCCAAACCTAGAGCGCGTGTTGGCGTTCCTGAAGCGCGAGGACCAAGTAGAAGTCCAACGGACCCACCGGCC